GATGGAGTATTAGTCCCTATTCCTACTCTATCATTTCCTGCATCTATATACAATAAATTATTTTCGTTATCTCCGGCAAATTGAATATCCATATCTATTGCATCGGGATTAAATACTATCTTGGGAGCATCTTGGAGAGTTATAAATTTATTACTGTCAGTGTCGGGTTGATTTGAAAAGAATTCAGTATTTCCAAAAACATCATGAACTATCTCAAAATCCGAATCAGTTCCTCTAGTGCTTTTTAATCTTAAAGTAGCAGTTTCATTATCATTAGCGTCTTGTGCGTTAGTAATAGTTAGGGCAACATCGTCAGTAGCGGCTCCTTGAATTTCTACTTTAGTGCTAGGGCTTGCAGTTCCTATTCCGACATTACCACCTGCTTCTATCCTTAATCTCTCTACCGATGAACCTGTTTTGAAAACCATAGGTTCGCTATTTGCATAGGCTGATATTTCTGCCACACCATTAGCAGGAGAATTAGCATACCCAAGAGCAATTTTATTTATTGTCAAATCTTCTGTGACTAATAATCCACCTTCAATTTTAACTTCTGTATTTGGAAAAGAAGGGTCGTTATCACCATACAAAGTTAATCTATCTACAACTGAACCTGCGGTGGCATCATTTACTTTGAAAATAATATCTTTATCGGATTCTTTCGCTTCTATTTCTATATCTCCTGCATTAGATTGTATTGTTAATCCTTCTTTATATCCACTATCATTTCTACCCACACTAAGAGAATGTTCGGTCTTATTTACAGTAAGATATTGAATAGGCATAGGATTATTACCGTCGTGTGTAACTACTGCTATGATAGTAGTTCCTGTAGTATAATCCGGAACTTTGTCTTTTGCGCTAGGACTTATTATTTGTAAAACTGGTGGAGTAGCATTACTAGCCACTAATAAATGATAAGAGTTTTCATTAGCAGTAGTTCTACCCAAAGTTAAAGGGGAAGAAGTTGCCGCCACACTATGCCTTTTACCGTCTCTAAAAATTACACCTGTTGATACCGATATTGTTGAAGCACTATTTGGAGTAATATTAAAACCGCTAATTGCATAACTTTGCCCTATTCCTTGAGATAAAGATTTAATGATTCCCGTATGAGGAAAATCTTGGCCATCTTCTATTTGATTAGGTGAACCCGTTGTGCTTTGTCCGTAAAAATTTGGATTATTTACCATTCTACTCTACCTCCATAATAATAAAAATTTCTAATGTAGCATCATTAGCAATTGGGCCAATTGCATCAAAGTTAATTCTTTGAATCATGTTTTGATTTCCCAATGCATGATTAAATAAACCAACTTCTCTTATTGTATTACCGTTCAAAGAAGTTCCGGCAATAGATATCTTAGCCTCTATTACATTACTAGTAGAGCCGCTTGTAGTAGGTGTAATATTCAATCCTAGAGGAACATCTAATGTGTCGCTTATTGGGTTAGTGGAATTTCCCCCCTGCCCAACATCGGCCTTTAGCATTAAAGTTCTGATATGTGCGGCTACTGCTTCCTGTAATTTTTCTGTTATCATAACAAATCCTCCTCTAACAAAGTAGTGAGTGTAATGCTTCCACCTGCAAAGCCAAATGTGTTGGTGTTTGTATTTAGTGTTGCCGCAAAGCCTAATTGAAAAGACCCCGTTGTTGTTCTAGTCCTAATTGAGAGAGAAATTTCTTTTAGTTTCACCTTCTCTAAGAAGTCTACTGAGGAACTTTTCTCGTTGTGAGTCAAAGCCCTTAGAGCATTAGAATTAGACTGTGACTGTAATAGTAATTCTGCTAACACATCTTCTAACTTTTTAGAATATTTACCCATCTCTATAGTTACAAATCCATTAATGGGATGAGTTACATCTAAAACAATATAATTATCTAGATTTACATTCTCTTGTCTAGATTCAAACTGTATTATATCTCCTGCTCTTAGTTGTTCATGACCAGTTGGTATAACTCTGACCTTTACTTTTTTATCAAGATTTTCGTGTATTCTTAGCAATTGGCTTGCTCTATCGTCTACATCTTGTTGTGTAATTAAAGTAGAATCAACTTCCTCAAGTGTCTTTCTACCAATTTTTTGAATACTAGGTAGGTTTTTTCTATCTGCTTTATGAGAAGCACCATAAACGATAACTTGATTATAGAAATCAAAACCACTATCAATAGTTTCATAGTCCACCATTTTATCATCATTTACTAAGATATTAGTTCTAAAGATAGTATCATCTCTAGGTTTAACACTAAATGAATTTTCATTAATTATTAAGGACAAGTCTTTTCTTTCTAATATATAATTGATTGCAGAAAACAAAGAAGTCCCTGTAAATTTAGGAGCGATAAACAACGGAAATGTTGGAGAAGTGTTATCAAAAGTCAAACCTTCTTCCTCAAATATTTCATTAATAATAGATTCTGCTTCGTCGGCTATTGTTACAGTAGAACCAATGCAAGCCCTAGTTGGCTCTATTTTTAGTTCTTCTAATGAATTAACTATGAATGTTTCTGAAAAGGAAACAATGCCATTCATTTTTTTCTTTTCTTTTATGTTTAAACCATGACTAGTAGTAGCAGTAATAGACTCAACTGTTCTTTTCATAGAGTTATCTCCGTCGCTAATATACATTTCGTGGTGTCCTGTAGGAAGCAAGGTTCTTGTGTGGCTATTACCTACTACCAAATTACCACCTCCACTCTTATTATCAACATCTATCATAACAAACATAGATAATACTCCTTCTGAACCAGAAAATGTATCATTTTCTCCTCCTTCATGGTAAAAATAATTATTATTTTTAACATTATACATATTTTCGCTATCTGCTTCTTTAGTATATTCCGGCCTTAAAGTGTTTAATTGTATTTCATCGGGGTGATTAGGAAGCAAACAATTAGCATTCGGTTGCATTACTCTATATGCCCTATCGTCTGCTAGTTGAGAACTAGTATATAGATGAACAGAACCTACTACATTGTTACCTGACATTTGTTCGGTAACATTTGCATGATGAGCATAGACATAAATAGGGTCTGCTAAATGGCCTAAACCTAAACTTATTCCTCCTATTGTTTCTAGTGATTGAGTTCCTGAGTTTACCTCCGGAACTAAATAACACCCTGTTAAATCTACTAAGTCTAACCAAGACATAAGTTCTTCATCCGGATTGCCTAAACCTGTGGCTGTCCCCTTTCCATTAATAGGTATAGTATATTTATACAAAACACCATTAGTTGAAGTAGTCGTAGTTTCTATACCAGACCAATTGGTATGAAATAATCTTAATTTAAATCCTAAATATGCTCCATCAGCAGGACTTTCTCTATCACTATCATTAGTATAATCATGAAGATTATTTGGGCTGTTAGGAGAAAGTTTTTGCTGATGATGATTATTAGAGTGGAGAGTTACTATTTCTCTAGGAGAACTGCTAGAAGTGGGGTCTAAAGTTAATCCACTTCTTTTAACGCTACCAGTTCCTAAAACATCAGTAGTATCTCCTATTTTAAGAGAGCCTGTCCCACCTTCTATTGGATAAGTGTTTAGCACCACCCCTAACAAACCACCATGCGGATTTCCTATATCTGCTGAACGGGAAAACATTTTAGTCATAACATAACTGTTTGACCTTGTGAAAAGCAAACTATTTGTGGCATTAAGATAAATAGTATTTGTTAGAAAAGGAAATGCTCCCCCATAAACACTAGGTAAAACTACTTCACTACCACTTGCTAAATTAATAGCGACATTATTATTATCAGCGTGAGCAGTGCTTCCCGAAGCCCCATAGTTAGTTTGTCCTGTTGGAACTTTTGGTATTATAGCCCCCTTTAATGGGTGATAAGTTCCGGCTGAACTACTACCAAAAATACTATCAATGTCTTTTCTACCATGTAATGTAGTTGAAAACCCATCAGTTCTTCTTGTAGCAGTTCTATTAGTGGTGCTATCCATGTCCGGTGTAAAAGTATTACCGATAACAAGATGAGTTGTTGTTGCCGTTGATGATGTATTAGCAATAGTTCCTACAAAGTCAGTTCCCAAATAAATGTCATCAAATGACACCAAATCAACTGGAGAAGTAAATACAATTTCATTCAAATTTATAGTATCTATTTGCATAGGATTTCCTGCTTCATCAAAAAAAGTAAAAGTTTGGCTCTTTGAGGATATGCCAAAATTATTACCAAAAAATAATTCGTCAGTCGGCTTTTCGGGATTAATTAGATTAAAAAATTCATCATACACACATTCTGTCAATCTCATCAAACCAAATCGTTTTAATTTAGTAATGTCGTCTTCACTGGTAAAAGTTAAACTTTGAAAATTTGAATCTTGCAGAACAACATTTTGATTAGTATCAGTTTTATTAGAATTGTCTAATAAGAGTAATTTATACTCCGATAAAGTTTTCGTAGCCACATTTGAATTTTCGTGAAAAATACTATCTGTTCTTAGTGAAGAATAAGGTAATAAATCGGAAGTTATGTAAAAGAAAAGTCTAGGAAAAGAATTATCTACACTTTCAAAAGTATGTTTTCTTATGATTGTATTTCTAGCAAAGTCGCTTCCTATATCTACAAAACCATTTACTCCTCCTCTTCCTTGCCTTCTAGCGTTAATTAAATTAGAACCATAAATGCTCACATGGCCTCTTTTATCGTAAGGCATTTCATCGTTTTCTCCTCTTTGGTCTATTTCTTCTATAACCATAGAAGTTTGTCTAGGTTTAAACTTATATGCAGTATGATTTAATTTAAATGGAGTTTGACGACCAACATATTTTCCAGAAAAGTTGTAATTCTGCCCAACTTGTATATTTATATTATTCACTTCTGCTCCTAATCTAAATGAATCTATGTTAATTGATTTGTAATAGGGATTACCAAACATTTTTGTGAAGTCAGCAGTAGATGTTATTTGTGCATTAAAAGGAACTATTCCATCAGTTTTGTGTTTATGATGGGGTATTGAGAATATTTTTCCTCCCCATAGATGGGCGGTGTTTAGTAGATTAACATGATTTCTGTGTCTTTTTGAAGTTTTAATTGTATCTGCGGTATCAAAATCAAAAGAGTTTCCAGCAGGGGTTGAAGTTCTATCTATTACTATCTCAAAAATAGTATCGTTACTACTAGGGTTGCCGCTTGAAATGTGATTTGCCTTTCTTTCTAGTTTTTTCAACTGTATAACATATCCTATAAATCCTACACTTTCTTCTATATTATTGGCAAAACTGTCAGCAAAAAGCGGCTCTCCTATTTGAACACGACTACTCATACTTAATATCGTTGATGCGCTAGAAGTTATTATCTTGCCTAAATCATTACCTGTTCCTGTGTCGCTAGTGCAAGTTAAGCCAAAAAGATAAGTTTGTTCTATTCTTTGCTCTTTAGTTCCTTGAAAGTCAATAGACCTGCCTAGTGTAATTGGAACATAAGGTGCTAATTCTATTTGAGTAACATTATCTTTTTTAGAAGTAGAGACGATTTCAAAGTCTATTAAAGTATTAACAGTATCAAAGGTAGATTTAGTTCCCGCACCAATTTCATCCTTTAATATACATTCAAACGCACTATCTGATTTTATATTTTTAGGTGAATTTATCTCATACCCTATTGCTTCTTTGTGAGAATTAGAACTTGTATTAGGTAGTGCAGAAACCTCAGCCCCAGTAGAATCTATAGTATTACCCGCAGTAAAAATTAGTCCCTTTCCTGCTGAACCTGTCAAAGAGGTAGGAGAAGAACTAGCAAAATTTGATGAACCTAATGCTTTAGTGAACATATAGTTCTTTTCATTTTCTTTGAATATATCATCTCCTACAAACACCGAAGAAAGTAGCCCCGTAGAAATGTTAATTCTTTGTAATACATTACTACCCCCTCCCGAATAGTTAGTTATTGAAGTAACTATTCCCAAAAAACCTCTTTCAGTAAATATTTTTTCTCCTGCAACCAAAGTAGTATTGAAACCTGCTGATATTATACCTGTATCAATACTTGTTGCTCCAACCGCACTTGCCGCAGGAACACTACTGCCACTATTTCCTGTAATGACTTTTGTTAAAGTATTAGTAGGGCTATTAGTAGAATAAATAATATCCTCACTAAAGGCTGTATTTTTGTTAATAATAGGAGATAGCAATTTATTTAGTTTATTTCTCCCTTTTATGTCTAAGAAGGTCTGAGATTCTTCTTTAACAGTATTTATTTGTTCTACTTCTCCCTCAAACTTAAGTGAATATACTATATATTCTCCTCTAATAAATTCTAAAGGATTAGCATAGTAACTGTCCCCTGCATAAGAAATAGTCATCATAGATTTATTCTTATCTACTGCTGAAACTGTAGCCAGCAATCTATTTTCATTTGTCGAATTAAATAGTATTTCTAAATTATCTGTTCTATTAATTAAATTCATGGTGGTTATAATTGTATTATCTGTTGGATTATATGCCCTTCTTGAAAGAATATCCCCATCAGTAGGAGTAAAACTTAGTGAAGAAAATAAATTTCCTGTTTCTGTTCTCTTTTCTGTTCTAACAGTTAAAGTCTGTAAAGTTGCTGGATTAGTAAAAGAACCAATACTAGCAACTAGCATTATTTTATCCTGTATTTTTACCTCATCTCCTACATTAAGAACCGTTCCTAAATCATATTCTGTTCTAATGTTAAAAGTATTTGCTGATGCTTCGGAAACAAAAGAGGCTTTTAGGTTTACAAAGGCATCTAAGTTAGCCCTATGTAATAGATTTCTAACCTTGTATGGGTCAAAGACATTTATCTTTTTATTCATTATTCTTCCATTATCTACTATTCTGCTTTCTGAAAAACTTCCTTGATTTATTGAATCTCTAGTTTCATTATCTATCACAGCCGTTATAAAATTACATTTTTCCGGAGAGTGATTATAATGTAAATATCTAGTTTGTCCTAAAGTATCTCTTGTTGTAATAGAATTGTCACTACTTCTTCTAGCATTAATGTAACAATCTTTATACACATTATAATCAAGAGACACCGTTCCACCTTCATTAGAAGTCGTGTTTCCTCCCGCACCGATATCCAATGTTCTAAGTTTATCAGTCATATTAACAACTAAAGAATATTTACTGTAATCAATTATTCTTTTACCAAAATCCGAAACAGTCCTAAAGGTAATACCATCCGAAGCGTGTTGTGCTATTGTTACTGTAGTAGAAATGCCTGTTTTTCCTAAAGCGTAATACTTAGTATTGTGGTCTAATTCATTATCTTTGTCTAATCTATCATTAAAGAAATAAAATAAGGGTCTAGCACAAACCAAATTATCTTTTAAATTAGCACTAGAAGCCTCTTGTTTTAAGCCAACCGATAAAGCAACAATTTTATTGTTAGCATCATTTATTCCTGTAATGATTCTATATTTTGTTCCCTTTGGTATTTCACTTCCTAGTTTTGGTTCAAATTCAAAAGCATCGCAGGTGCTAGTTCCATTACCGTCATCTTCTACAATTAGGTTAGTTATTTTAGCAAAGTGGTGTTTCTTATCATCATCGGAATGAATTAATACAAAATAATCTACTGTATCAAAATTATTAAATGTTAAAGTAGATTCACTTTTTATTCTAAAGCCCTTTGTCGTAATCTCGTTGCTTTGTTCCCCACCTATTGTCATATTAGTGCTAAGGCTATCATCTGCCATAACAATAACAGAAATAAACAGATTATCTCCAACACTACCAGTTTCTTGAAACTTTACATTAGTGGGCGCATCATCCTTTGCCGAAGTTGGGTCTGTTTCGAAGGCCATTATTCATCAACCTCCTCAAATCTAAGATACACTAAAGCATCACTATAAGTTGGAGTAAGATTAGTTAAAGTAGAAAACACATCCTTTCTTTTGTTTACTATCGACAACTCATGAAACTCTCCCATAAATTGTTTATTTGTGCTTGCTGAACCTGCTCCTGTATTTCCTTGACCATTAGCCCCTAAGAATAAATCCTCTCTAGCAAATATAAAATCTCCACTATCTTGATGAGTTTCTTGTAATATCCTAGACCCATTTAGATAAATAGACACTTCTCTACTAGTATTATCAAATGAACAGGCTATATGAAATGAGTTATTTACATAAGCAGGGTCAGCCCTCCCTTTGACAAATACCTCACATCCGGCATTTATTATCGCTTGATTTTCTGAGGAAATGCTGTTATTTGGAAAGAGTAGTGAAGTTCCACCTGATTTTAAAAAAGGAAATCCTATGTTAATATATTGTGAATTCTGTCTTATGAATATATCAGTTTTACCTTGACTAGCAACTGAAACTTCTGTGCTATCTAGGGAAGAAAAGAATATCCCCTGTGACCCTCCAAAACCTAAAGCGGGGTCACTAGTTCCAGTAGTCGAAATAGAAGTAGCATCACCAATTTTAATATATTCAGTTCTACCATTTACTAATCCAGTCAAATCGTCATCACTAGAATACTTGACAAAAGAAGAACGATTTGGTTCTATGACAACAGGGCTAGTAAATGTCCTAACTGCATTACTGCCGATTTTTATCTTAGCCATGACTTTGTATCTAGCAGGATTATTTCTAGTTCTACCTGTCATGGAATTAGGATGTGTCCCAGTAAAATCCGAATTCAATGCTTCATTTACTAGAAACAAAGAAAAATTAGTGCTGTGAAAAAGAGCCATTTCATGAGTATCTCTTTCTGTTTTATCTAGATATGTTTCTCCTTGAAGAACTGCATCATTGGTTTCTGTAAATAAATGAGCAGGAAATATTTTCTTAGAAGTTAGCCTATTAGGAACTGCCACCTGACTACTAACAGTAGTTCCCGCCCCCATTATATCATAAGGAGTTACTACAGCCTCTATTGTAAATGAACCAGTATGCGCCCATATTCCATAAGTAATATCATCAGTAGTATCGCTAGAAGTTCCCGCATCGGGTATATTCTCGGCATAGTCAATAGTAGCAAAACCATTACACATTACAGGAAATACTAGACTTCTTTGTTTTCCTACAAATATATTATACATTTATTCACCTCAAGGTAATACATCTGCTATGGTAAATTCCATGTTAAATTCAATTTCTACTGTTTCAGCCGCAAGGGTAAAACCAAAACTAGAAACAAACCCCTTCAATCCTGTGCTTGTTACTGAACTAGGAAAAGTATTATTAGCCAAAAAAGCACCTTCGTTGTCTAATTTTTCTTGCGCTGTGCTTCCTCCCCCGTCTCCCCTAGCCTTGAAAGTGAAGGGTATTTGAACCGTATCTGTTCTTTGATTATAGTTTTTATCGACCTTAGAATCCATTAAGATAGTTATCTCTTGAAAGGATTGATATTCATTTATTCCCGTAGCATCTACACCTGAAGCGATAAGTTGTGCAATTTCTTGTGCTGTAAAATTTAAACTTTTTATGGCAGAATCTTCGTTATTAGGGTCTACTCTAGTGTGGCTTCTTTTAAGAACAGCATCTACTATATAACCAGTCAATTGTAATCTTCTTTCTGCTTTACCAGTATCAAGAGCAACTGTTCTAGCCTGACCAAAACCAACTCCCGCAAAAGGAATAGTAAAGTTAGGTATATTTTTATCTACACTAAAAGCGGCA